ATTCTGCTTCAGTTGGTAAGTAGTTATCTAAAAAATCAGTTGTGATTGCGAAGTAAGTGTTTCCTAATCTCTTGGTCGTGTAAAATCTTGCTTTTTTTGCGGTTCTCATTTTGTCTGTTTTTAACATAAGCTTTATTGCTTATACTACAATATACAACAAATAAACCTATTAACAAAGCATTTAATAACTTATTTTGATTTTTTATTTAAGTTCCAAATTATGAACCCTGTGCCAAGTACGACAAACAGGGTGAAATATATAGTTTCTTGCATAGTGATTAGAATGATGCGTGTTCCCTGCAATCTTCGCAGATATCCATTTCGTTCCATCTTCTTGCACCACAACAGTCAGACGTCTCAAAGTCATCGCAGTCTCGACTTCCTGAAACATCTATTGTTCCGTCTTTAAAATGTTTTACTATTAGTCCTGTTGCCAATGAAATAGTCTTGTAAGGTTTTGCTTTAAATATCATAATGTTCTGTTTTAAATGGGGTTTTTACACCCCTGTGATTATTACTCCGTTATACTTTCCTCTCCGCTTCCAATAGTGAAAGAAATTAGTTTCATTTCTTCTATTTTAATACGTGTGGTAATCAGGTGGGTAAAGGTATCAAAAGTATAAAGGTTTAAACAACCTCTTGTGATACTCTTAGTATTGTAGTTTTCGGAGTGATGTCTACCATCCACGCTTATGCTATAACCACCATCTAGGTCGTCTCTCCATTTAGTAATTTTGAATACTCTGTCATTTTCTTCTCTACCAAAAGTACTTGGTAAAGTAAATTCGATTACGCCATTAACTTTTAAGGTTTTCAATAAAGTTTTTAAGTCTTTCATTTTGTCTGTTTTTCCAAAGGCTTCATTGCCTTCAATCAAATATACAACTTATTTACTTATCAACAAAGCATTTCATAAGTTATTTTAAATAAGTTTTTAATTAAGAGTATATTTTCCAAAGTTTGGTCTTGACAAAATTGAGTAAGTAGCATAACGGCAGGGGTCGATAATGTGATTGTGCTTATCTTCAGGTACATTAATTAGAGTACCGCTTTTATCTTCTCGCCATTTGTAATTCCTGAACTCTGAAATAGCATTTGTAGAATCTGCTAATATGTGAATTTTATATCTCTTCAGTAAATCAATTCCTGCATTCACTGAGTCCTTGCCTTTAAGTGATGGGAAAATATTATGCCCCATCCTGCGTAATTCAGCGATTAATCGAGGTTCTGCACTATCCGCATATATTGGGTTCGATGCAAGTTTTTCGTCTCTTAGAAACGAATTAATGTCGCTCGTTGTCATTTGAGTTCTGTATAGATGTTCTTTGATATATAAATTATGCCCCATCGTATAGACTGAAACCAAAGTGGTTGGGTCATTCGAGTACCCAAAATCCATTCCGTATGCGATTAGAATAGCTTCAGCAGGTATATGATTGACCTCTGTATATTTAAAGATAGTAGAGCGACTTGCAGAACGTTCTCCTAGTCCATAGATTTGCCAATACTGTTCGTCTGTATCTCTTAGTCTTTCAATTTCTTCTTTTATAGAATCTTCAACAAATGGATTGTCCAAATATGTAGTCTTGTGAAACGTACAGTCATCTCTTGGTAGCACCTTGTCATATATCCAATGGTATTCGTCAGATGGGTTGAAGTCTAAAATAATCTGTTCTTGAGTTCTAAATATCAATTGTTGCCAATCTTCAAAATATAATTCGTTACCCTCATTTATAAAAAGCAAATCTCTTTTACGCCCTCTAATCTTTTGAGGTTGGTCTAAAGAAATAAATTCAACTAAGTTACCAAATAGATGGTATTCACTATTTGACTTGTTATGGTACTTTTCAGAGTAACAATTATAGCTTTGTAATATACTGAAGAAATCACGCAAAACAGTAGCACGTAAAGATGGGAATGCCTTACGAGTTATCGTAATTACTTTGTTATCATTCTTTGTACAATAGTCAAATATTATCCATAGCAAAATATTGTATGTTTTACCTGACCTTGTTCCGCCCTGTTCAACTACAATTTTCTTTTTGTTGTTTAATAAATGTCTGTAGACTATATTAGTCTTTATCGGTAATTGAGTCAATTATTTCAATTTGAAAGTTAGTAGGCATTCCATCTGCTCCTGTGATCTCTTGACGTTCAACATAGCCCCTGTTTTTTCCTTTTGTCTTTAAATAAAATATAGTGGCACTTGTGTTTCCCTCGCCAATCTGTTTATGCAATTGTGATTCTGCAAAGTCCAATGCAACATTTTGTATGTCCTCAACTTCATACCTAAAATCGTCATCTTCTTTTAACCAATGGTAAAACTGTGTTCTACCTATTCCAACTTTTTTACAAGATGTTGTAACCACTCCGAGTGATTTTTCAAGTGCTTCAAGTATTGCCTTTTTATGTTGTTCGGTTTTGTTCATAGTTAGATGCCTTTTATTGGTGTTTTTATTATTGGATTGAAGTCAAAGTTTTTCTTCTTTTTACCTCTCTGTGTTGTATCTATTTGTATAATTTTGTTACCCCATTTCTTTTGCAGCAACTTTAGCTGCTCCTTTTCTCTTGCCATCGTTCTCATATCTGCACAACCTCCTAAATTTCCGTGGTCTTTCTTAATCATAAAAGTGTGATTAAATCTTAATAGTTTTCTGTAAACATTTAGATTTTGTATTGAGTAATCGTAATCTTCTTTTAATGGTATGCGTTCATCAAATCTTAGTGGGTTATCTATAAAACCCATAAACGAGCCACTAATAGGATTGGTTAAACTAAAAGGCGAATATTCTCTGTAACTTCCTTTGTCTCCAATTATATTTAGTCCCCATAATTTAGCACCAAATTCTTCGCAATGCCAAAATCCAAACTCTATAAATTCTAATATGTCAGCATCTACAATTTTTGGCTTACCATCTTCAATCGTCCATCTTTTAAAACCCTCTATGTCATCGTCAATAATAATGCCTTTTTCTTTTATAACATTGTCAAGCATCCAATTTCTAACTCGTGATATATTTCCCTGTACTGAATCAGGCATTGTAATAACGTTGTAACCTTTTTTAAGGTACTTTTCTGCCTCAAACTCTGCAACACAGTATATGACGTCAGGAATTATTTTATGTGTCTTTACACCGTCACTTCTTTTATAACTTGGCGAATATACTTTCATAGTTTTTTTATATTTATGCTCCTTTAATTGGTGTTTTAAATCTGAAACGTCCTTTGTCCCAAACCATAATTTGTCTGCCCCATTTATTATTTAACATAGTTGCGTAAACTCTTGCGTCATTTCTGTCATATCCTATAACTGAATCTTTGCCACCATCGTCTCCATAAAATACCATAGCGTACTGATTGTCTTTTAAAATTTTTCTATGTAAGTTTAACTTCTGCACCCAAAATTCAACGTCTTCGTTTATCTTAAATCGTTCATCATATTTTAAGCCATCATTAGCATTAACTAACGTACCCCCAAATATAACCTTAGTAAAAGAAAATGGCGACATATCTTTTAGCTTCATATTATCAAGTGAGTAATCTAAACCTGCATAAGTGATACCCATATCAGCAGACATTATTTGTAGCTTTTCTAATAACTCTAATACTTGTTCAGAATTTAAGTCAAGGTTTTCTTTTTTCCTTTTAACTTTAATTAAGTCATCGTCAATAATCCATCCGTAGCCATCTTCTTGTTCTTCTGTGATTAAATCCAATATAGCATTTCGTTTCTTTGCAACAGTACCATCTTGAGAATCAGGTATGCTATAAACCGCATTACCGTATCTCTTTTTATATTCTGCTTCTTGTGATTTTGGTACAATTATTTTGCCACAACCTAAGTACTCATAAGTTTTAACAGAGTTAGCACGATTAAAAGATGGTATGTATATGTTATTCATCAGTTATTTTGTTTAAATAATCTGCACCATTTATCACTCTGCCTATTCCTTTGCTCCAAGGTTTTCCGTTTGCTCTTTTGGAATGCACAGAACTTAATTCAAAGTGAGTTCTTGCAGAAAGCCAATCTACTTCGGAGTCAAATAATAAAACCACATAGTTATGTGCTTCATCTAAGTATTCGCTAAATTCAATCTCTTGTTCCTCAACCCCTGTAAAATCTTCAATGCTCGGCACTTCAAGTCCCCATTCGTCTAATTTTTCTAAGTCCCATTCATTAGCTAAAGCATCCCAATCCCATTCGCCAAAACCTACATTGTCTTTTGCTATAAATTCTTTCTGTTGGTCTTCTGTTAATCCCTCTGCTCTGATTATGTGAACTTCTTTCAAACCTGCTTTGATACTTGCCTTGTATCTCATATTTCCGCCAAGTATAACATTCTCGCTATTTACAACAATTGGTCGAATCTTTAGCATTTCAGGAAAGTCCTCAATGCTCTTTACTAATTTATTAAATTTATCGCCTTTGATAATTCTTGGGTTGTCAGGATTTTCGCTAATAGTTCCTATTTTTACTTTTTCAATCTTCATAATTATTTAGTTTTATTTACTCGATTCAATTCTAACTTGTGTATTTTTATTCTGCTTCCACGCCCACGACTTTGTTATTATTTCAATTCTGTCAATTAAATCCTTTTTGTTTTCTTCTGTTGAAATATCATAAACTAACTTTACAAGAGGATGCTCTAATTGTTCAGCCAATAAATCAAATTCATCCTGCATATCTGCAAGTCTACCCTCTAAAATATGCAACCTGTCAACCTCTTCGTAATCTATGCCCTCAACAAAGTGGAACATCGCTTGCCAATCTTTAAGTGCTTTATTTTGTTTTTTCCAATGCGGATAATTTTTAACCAAATATATTGCAGATGCGTGGTGCATCTTTTTGCCATTGTCAGAAAATATTTTAGTGATAGCGCACCATCGCATCCCTAGTTCCATTCTCATAAGCCAACAAGCCAAAGCACGAATTTCTACGTAATCTCTTTTTCTTGTGTTATCATAGGGGTCTATTCCTGAAACTTTTGCAAGTTTTTCTACAATTCGTTCG